TGAAGACTGTGCAAGTGCTTGTGCTGTGTCAGATGTAATTACAGGTATTGCATTGTTAGGCACATCTTTGAAAGATGATTACATACCACATCTAAAAAAATATAATAAAGTTTTTGTTGCATTGGATAGAGACGCAACGACCAAGTCGTTTGACATAGCGAACAAATTGTGCTATACTGTAGACAGTGTTCAAGTAATGGTTCTTGAAGACGACTTAAAATACTTTAATTCCAATGACATAAGGAAGCTAATATATGAAACTAAAAACAAGACTCAAGCATCTCAAGAAGAAGTTAGACAAGAGAGCATTGAGAGACCCACGCACTAAGAGAGAATACTTTATTAGAAACAAGTGGGAAAGAGTTAGAAGTATATTAGTAAAACGATATGGCATATTGGATTAGAAAGGACTTATGATTAAAAAATACAAAGCTGAATTAGAAATTATGGGCATGCCTGCCTATTATATTATTAATGATATATCATATCCAGATGAGGCTACTGTTGAATCAACAGGAGAAAAGTTTTGGATGCCGCACACTATATGGGGTAGCTTTACAAATAAAAAACTTCATGATGAGACTGCACATCTTGAAGGTAAAGCCTATGATAAAAAGAGAAAGGAGATTGAACATAAAGATGAAAGCAAACAGTATGTTGTTGTTGCAGATGAATATCAGTTGCCATTTTCTGAAACAGGATATAGAAGTAATATCTTTGATAAAAAAGAAACTGAAACGATAACTAAAGAAAATCTAAAACAATGGATTATAGACGAGGCATACTTACAGCTTGGACTAAAACCAGGAGAAAATCCTTGGGAAGAAGCAGGAGTCAATCCTGTAACATTTATTAAGGAGGTAAAGTTTAACAAAAAGAAGGATGATATATGAACCGCTATTATTTTAGTGTTCCTGTTGATTTTCACTATGAAATTGAGGCTAATACAGAAGAAGAAGCAAAGAAAACACTATTAGCAAAAGAGGGGAGAGACAAAATGAAAGGAGTTACATATGTTGATTTGGGAAAGGAGGATTATGAAAAAGCCAATTTATATAAGATTGAATACTATGACCCATTTACACATTTAAGAAAGGAAAACAATGGCACAAACAAAAGCAAATAAAAAGTTTGACATCGATTTAAAATATGGACAGATACGAGAAGATATGGTATCTTCTATATTTAAGGATAAAAAAATCGAAATAAAAACTGAAAGAGACTGGTGGTTTAAGACAGGTAATATTGCCCTAGAGTATGAGTGTAATGGAAAGCCTAGTGGTATAAATGCCACCACATCTGATTACTGGATTCAAATATTGGCAAAAGGCGATGTAAATCATTGTATGCTAATATTTGAAGTCGACAAACTTAAAAAGATTGTTGGCGAATATAAACAAAAGTATACACGCATGGTTGGAGATAGAAATGCTTCTAAATGCGTGATACTACCAATAAGTGAATTGTTCACTAAACAAGCTATAAATTTATAACTTTTTTAAAGGATGAAAAATGGAAAAGCAATTAATAAATCTTCTCTTGAAGAAAGAGTTCTATTCCAAAAACAAGTCCAAAGTTGGCAAGACTGTTTTTACGAATGGAGTGGGCAGTTTTTATGACACCATAAAAAAAGCTCATGATAAATATCCAGATACAGATTTGGATATTGATGAGGTTTCTTTGTTACATACAGATGTTTACAATCCTGCATTAACAAGAGCCGCAAAAACAAATTTTTTAAATTTGATTGATGACATAAAGTCTGAGAATATACCAAACATAGATGTTGCAAGTGACATACTAGACTCTGTATACAAACGAAGTTTGGCACACAAGATAGCTATAGAAGCTACTAATATTTATAATGGTGGAGATTCTAATTTTTCTACTATACAAAATTTAATAGATTCTGTACAAAATGAAGTGCAAGAGGATAGTGAGACTGTTACTGATGACATACATACTCTTATAAAAGAGATTGATGCTGATACTCAGTATAAGTTTGGCGACATACCAGATTTACGCAGACTAGTTAAAGGTGTTGGTAGAGGTAATTTAGTTATTGTCTTTGCTCGACCAGAGACAGGTAAGACAGCTTTCTGGGTGTCATTAGTCGCAAATCGTAACGGATTTGCATCACAAGGTGCTAAAGTTCATGCTTTAGTCAATGAAGAACCTGCAGTTAGGACTCAAATGAGACTAATTAGCTGTTGGACAGGTATGACTAAAGATGAGATAGTAAATGATGTGGACAAAGCAAAAGAAGAATGGAATAAAATAAAATCAAATGTAAAGATACTCGATACAGTAGATTGGGATTTAGACCAGATAGATTCTCATTGTAAGACACATAAACCAGACATACTTGTTGTAGACCAATTAGATAAGGTATCTATATCGGGCAGTTTTGCACGAGAAGACAGGCATCTGCCGAGGCACATGGCAGGACTGAGCTATCATTTGATATGATGGAGAACTCTAAAACAGGTAAAGCCGCAGAGGCAGATTTAATTATAGGCATAGGTCAACAAAATACAGTTGACTCTGAATCTACTTTGCGAACTTTGTGTGTTTCTAAAAACAAAATAACAGGGTGGCATGGTCGTATAGATTGTGTTATAAACCCATTTTTATCGAGGTATGACGGATGACAATAACTGTAGTAGATGTAGAGACTAGCTTTGTAACAGGAGAGAATGGAAAGACAGACCCATCTCCTTTCAACTCTAAAAATAAATTAGTAAGTGTAGGAATAAATAATGAGTATTTATTTTTTAATCATGACGAAAGACAAGACAATGGTGCGTTCATCAAAGTACAAAACATATTGGACAAAACCACATTATTGATTGGGCATAATTTAAAATTTGATTTAGCCTGGTTGTATGAAGTTGGGTTTAAGTATAGTGGTAAAGTATATGATACTATGATAGGAGAATATGTTTTACAAAGGGGTGTGCGAAAGGCATTGTCATTAAAAGAATGTTGTAACAGAAGAAAGCTAAGTAGTAAATCTGATGCGACACAGGACTTTATTAATCAAGGTATATCGTTTGAAATGATGCCATCTAAGATTGTAGAGGAGTATGGTAGACAGGACATAACTGTTACTAGAGAACTATATCATTCTCAAGTAGATGATTTTAAACAAGCTAAAAATAGAAACTTAGTTCCCACAGTAAAGATGATGAACTCTTTTTTACAAGTCTTAACTAAAATGGAAATGAATGGTATTCAAATAGATTTAGATGCATTACATGATGTAGAAACTAAATTTAAAATTGAGTATGATGAATTGAGAGAAAAGATTGATACTATAATTTGGGAACGTATGGGCGATACTAAAATAAATCCTGCAAGTCCAGAACAATTATCATGGCTTATATATGGTGTAAAAGTTGTAGATAAAAAGAAATGGGCAGAAGCATTTAACATAGGTATAGACCCACAAACTAAAAAGCAAAAGAAAAAACCTAAACTATCTCGTACACAATTTACGAGAATGGTTGCACAGATGACACAGCCTATTTACAAAACTAGGTCTCATCAATGTATACATTGTAGTGGACAGGGTAGAATACAGAAGATAAAAGTAAATGGCGAACCATATAAAAACTTATCTCCTTGCCATCATTGTTCTGGCACAGGTATAATATATGAAGAAACAAAAGCTAGAGCAGGGTTTACATTAAATCCTTCTTTTGTATCTGATGTATCAGAGGGTGGATTTAAAACAGATAGAGTAACTCTTGGTAAGTTGACTAATACAGATGATGCAGAACTAAATGAGTTTATAGAATGTATTACCAGATATAATGCTTTAGAAACTTATTTAAATACTTTTGTTGAAGGTATAAAAAGTCATTGTAATAAAGATGGAAGTTTACATCCAAAGTTTATGCAATGTGTTACAGCTACAGGTAGACTATCTAGTAGAGACCCTAACTTCCAGAATCAACCAAGAGGTAAAACATTTCCTATAAGAAGGGTTGTAACATCTAGATGGGAAGGTCT